CCAATAACGGCAACACTGTTTTTAGACTTATCATGCGTCGACTCAAATTCATCACTCCTAACATGCGCCGCAAATTGGTTTTCCAATCTGCCACAGATTTCTATCCCCTGTAATAGTCTGAGCGTAAACGCCGCTCTAGAAACTATCGCAGACGATAGAATCATATCTGAAATCCGTGAAATCTTAGCCGAAAACACCAGCAAAGTCAAGAAATTTCAGCCGACAGAATGCCGCCAACTGGACGATTATCGCCTTCTATTTTTTCTCTTCTTTAGGTGCGCTTTTATCTTCTCGAGTTTCGTATGTTGCCCCATGAAGCAGCCAACTAATGTGGCCGACTAAGTCGCCAACTTTCGATAAGGCTCCAGCAAAATCCGGACGTCGGTGTCCACGTCGGCGTCCACAAAGAACGGCTCAAAGTCGGCCGCCCGAGTCCATATTCGTGCCGCTTGAATCAGAGTCGCTCGCTCTACAGATGCCGGCCAACGAAGGATATAGACATCGCCGTTGCGTAGAGGGTTGCCTAGGGCCGCAGCATCATGGGCGGCAGCGCAGGATATCAGTGCTCTCCCAGCGGCATCCAGTAGTAGGTAGGCATTATCCCCATCGGCTACCGACGGGGGAGTGGCTTGGTATTTGGAACCGACGCGCACCAGCCGGTCTTTGGTGTCGGCAGGAGCGTCATGCGCTCCCTCTGAATAACCCATGCTTAAACTTCCTCTTATAAGACTGCTTGCGTTAGAACATGTTGAAACGAACTAGATAGAGTGATAGCCCCGGCCCTTGGCGAATGCAAAGACCGGGACCCGAAGAGAACCGTTAACCTGTGGCTAGCTCAGGGGAACGTATTCAATGATTACTTTGCCCACTAGGCTGGCGGCGTTTTGAACAAGAATCTTGCCGGTGACGTGGTCGTTGGTGCCACCCTTCTTGTCCCATTTAACCGGGGCTCCGCCATTGGAGCCAGCGCTCTTGTGGCAGTCGGAAGTACCGGTGGCGTTCAGGTCCAACCCATCTATGATGTCGTCTCCCGTGTCGGTGGCTCCATCCACCAAGTCCACATCCAGGACCGAACTGGCGGTGCCGCCAGCGGTGGTGATGTCGACGATTACGTTGGTGACCAAACAGTCCACTCCTTCGGGGTTCTGTATGGCGAAGGCGAAGGCATTGGCGTTGCCCGATGCCAGGTCTTCGACGATATAACGCTTCATTACATAGGGGATGCCGCTCTGGTCCGGGGACAGCATGTTCTTCACCGCCTCGGCGGTGGGATCGGCTTGGCTAATGGTTGTCATGAAATCTCCTTTTATGCGTGTGTGAGTCCCGGTATGATTCAGGTTGTTAGGTAAAATTCACCGGGATTACTAGGCGGGATTCGCTTGTTGTCGTGAAAAACGGTGGCATCGGCGCCTGGCTTATGCCACCGTTTCTACAACGCCGGTGTAAAGGCAACCCCGTTGTTTACGCAACCCCGGTTATGTTGTACTGCAGGGCCGTGTGAGTAGCGGTGGAGCGGCTGCCGGTGCGCTCTTGCAGGGCGATGCGGAAACTAACCACCATGATGTTTTGGCGCTTCTGCGGGTCCCGGGCGGTTTCGATGGTGAGCTCCCGTTTGAAGCCCACCCGCCATTGACTCCGGTTGACCGCCAGCAATCGGCCCGTGTCGCTGCCGTTGCCAGCATCCGTGACCTTGCCGTCGGTGTCAGCCAACTTCATCAGCTCGGATACGATGACCGGTATGCCTTCCACCGCTCCCAACTGTCCGGTCAAGACGGTCGCCTGAGGGCCGAACTTGTCCAACGTGCGGAAGTTATCGATGCTGAGAGCCCGAATAAAAGTGTTCACATCGGTGATGTAAGCGGTGTCCGACGGGCGCACGCCATACTTGCCCATCTTGGTGCAGATTTCATTGAACATGTCATCGGATACTCCACCGGCGTGGTTGTTGGCCTGTCCTGTGTTATCCACGAGGGGCAGGTGGAGCAACCCGTCGAAGCCCAATAGCCATTGCCCTTTCCCGGCGTCGGTGACGGCAATCGTTGCACCGTCCGCATTTATGTTGTTGGTGACGGTGGTGTCGCCATTAGGATGACGTCGTCGATAACTTCCCTGGCGTTTCGGAGCAGACCCCGCCGTAATTCCTCCATCATGGCGATGACCGAGTCTTCGTCCAAGTCATACGACCAAGGCACCTCGGCCACCAATTCGTAGGCCGTTAGCGTTTGCCGGTCAGTGGTGAGGGAGGAGCTCTTGGTCGCCACGTTCTCAGTGCCCGGATACCAGTTGACGTCGCTCAACTGCAGAGGGATCTGGAAAGGATTGCTGGGCATCTGTATCGTGTTGAACAGAGGGGCTACAGCGGTCTCCAAGTTGACGTCGCCCCACAGAGCCCGGGCTTCCTGAGTATCCACCAACTCGTCGCCGGTGCCCGCCGTTGTCGAGTCCATGACGGCTTTGAAATTTCCTTGCCAATCCTCCAGCATTCAGGGATTCAAGCCGGAGGGCTCACGAACCTGGGCGGTCAACAGACTCCGAACGCAAGCCATGTCCAGCAAGTCCAGGCCCAAATATTTGCCATAGGGCACGCGGACCCGGTCTCCGTCGGTGTATTTGGCCAAGATCGACCGCTTCTCGCCGTCCCGCCAAGCGTTCTGCACCCGCCCCAATTCCGACACGATGCGCCCCACTTCCTCTTTAAGCGGCGTCAATTCGGCATCCATGCGAGATTGGTAGAAATCTCGGATGCCCGCCATCTCCCGCTTGATGAGTTCCATGTCCTGTGTTCCGATGGTCATTTATGCCTCCTAATGCGATTATTGTTGTGAGTAAACCGCTTGCCAGTTGCCCGTCCGCTTAATCCTCATACTTCCGGCTCGTGACCGTTTCCGGTTCCCTAATTAATAATGTTAGCTGCGGCACTCCCTCAGCAGTTCCAGGATTTCCAGCACTCCGTTCTCGTCCCTTGGGTAAAATTCGCTAGGGGAAATCGCCCTTTCCACCCCCTCAGCTTCCTGAACCAGTTCTTGCGCCAGTTTTGCCATGTCGTCTATTCGGGCCGAGATTACGCTCCACATGAACTCAAAGGCCGGGCCTCCGGCATTTATGGAATTGGAGCGCGCACGGAGACCGGTGCCGGAAGGGCTCTCACCAGCAGAGGTTGTCCCACCTGGGCAATGACGCAGGTATTCCGCGGTCAATGGAGCCTCGTCTAAAGCTCGCTTCAGTGCGCTGCGGTTGGCGGGCACCGGGACGGCGCTCACCTCCAGAAGCTCTTGCTCCAAGAAGCGGATCCCCAGTAGGGATCCCGATTTTTCGTCCCTCCGCTCCTCGAACTTCAGCGGCTTGAACCCTACGGAGACGCCCCGTTGGTAGCCAGCTTGGTACAGGCTCGATACCTCTTGGGCGAAGGCGGTAGGAGCGAAATCCACCCGGGCCAGCAGCCTATGGGGTTCCAGCCACGTTTCCACCGCCCGACCGATTACGGGACGGGCATAATCGTGGGCCCAGAGGAAAACCGGGTTCTTTCTGTAAGAGTCCAGGTTCCAGCCCGCAGTTGCGATGACATCGCCGTGCCGGTCCACCTCATCGGTTGAGAGAACGAATGAAATGGAGTTCGGCTGATGTGATTTTGGGCGGGAAGCTGGGTCATCGCTGTTGGGGTAATCCGAGTTTTCGGTGACTGGATCTAGGGTGGCCGTCTGGTTGCCGGGATCAAACCACTTGCGTAACAATGGAGCATCACCCACTCCCTTGCGATTGGCCTCCAGCGCTTCCAATAGCCTCTCCCTATGCCAGGAATTCATGGCCAAAGGGTCCTGTTCCAACATGCCACCTCCTTTTCGACGTTCCATCAATCACTGGGGTTTTTCAAGTCGCCAGGCAACAAAAACGGGACACACTCATTCAGGGTGTGTCCCGTGGGCATCGCTCTTGGTCGATTATCTGACTAGCCGGGCCGCTGGCTAGATTGTGACTTTCATTTAATTTGTTATCATCTAATTAATTTGTTATCATCGAGGCTAATGACGGGATTTGCGGACTGTCAATCCGGTTTTGACACGAAATGATCAGTGCATCTTAAGGGCAATGATTAGACTCGGAAAAACGCCAAAAATCGGACACTTTAGCTTCGTCTGGCGTTGACCTTTGATTTTGCGTGTGATAGCCTTAAAAACAATCCAAGATTGGGTATTTTCACCAATTGGTTATTCTGTGAGGAGCGTGTTTACACGTTATGGAAATTACTACATTGGCGATCGAGAAACTTAAGGAAGTTTTG